CTCGAAAGGAACATGCGGGACTAACTTACCATCCTTACTACCGGACGTGTACTTAAGGTGAAGATCCTTCATAGCTTCAGCGACTGTTTCTTGATTGTATTTGTCAATAACAGTAGCATCTGCGGTGTTAAGGTTGTCGTCACCATTAGTAGACGCCCAGCAGTGGTCCCAAAAACCAGTCATGTCACCAGTTGTCTTGGCGTAACAATACACCAAAGAAAACATAGCATACATGGAATTGATGATGGTGGTCATGGGATGTCCGGAAGGAAGCGATTTGTTCCACTGAACGACGTGGACCGACTTGCCTTGCAAGGTGGTAATGTGGCGGGAGTGTACAACTTCCATCCACAGCACCTTCCTCGCAAGAGCATTCTCTGGTCCGTCGTCATACCACTCATTGATGTAGTCCAAAATAGACCACAACAAGAACGGTTGTTCAGAAGCATCAAACCGCGAGAAATCTCCATCAAAATAGAATTTCTCATGTCCATGGGACTTACTCCCACCACAGCGATGGTTGCTGGCTAGCTGCCACCACTGCCTGTAGGGGTTAATCCCTGGGGTGAAACCGGAGTTGGTATGTGTCGCATACATCGCTGCCATGAAGGAGCCAAATAGCATCCTAAAGGCAATGACGTAATCAACTGGGGAACCTGAAATAGCACGGGTGGCAACTGCCGCTACCTTCGCCTCGGGCCTGGTCTCGTCTTTCAAAAAGTCAAGACAAATGTGGGACAACCTAACTCCCTTCTTCGCCTCTTCAATTATGTGGAACACACGAGTCTTCAACTCAGTGCAATCCTTACCCTCAAAATCGAAGGTATCTCCATAACCAAAGAAGGCGGTCTTACCGGGCTTACCCATCAATACATACGGATAACCAGAGGAAGTAGATCTGTTAATAGCCTTCATCTTAAGCAACAACGGGCCACTGCACGCCTCCTCAAAACCAAGAATATCTCTGGTATGAGTCGCCGACAGTTCCGTGAACTTCTGCATGGCAACGTTGAACAACAACTTCTTGCTGGGAATGTCCACATACTCAACGGGGGTCTGGTAATTCTTCAAAGCTTCCACCATAGGATACTTTAGCTCACCATCGACCATTACTGGTCTTAAGTGTGCTATGTCAAGCCCCGAGTCTCCAAAAGTCTTCTCGTAATAGAGAGCTGTC